CCTGATTGCAAAATTCAAAGAGGCTGGCGGAACGGTCAGAGAGATTGAGGTATGAGCAGAGTAACCGCGATTATCTCCGCTCTGGTTATCTGTATCATCGTCTGCCTGTCATGGGCGGTCAATCATTACCGTGATAACGCCATCGCCTACAAAGAGCAGCGAGATAAAAAAGTCAGTGAGCTGAAGCAGGCGACCGCCACCATTACTGACATGCAGCAACGCCAGCGTGCTGCTGATGTACTCGATGCTAAATACACGAAGGAGTTAGCTGATGCGAAAGCTGAAAATGATGCTCTTCGTCGCAAGCTTGATAATGGTGGCAGGGTGCTCGTCAAAGGAAAATGCCCTGTGCCATCCTCAGCCGAAACCTCCGGCGCCTCCGGCATGGGCAATGATGCCACCGTCGAACTCTCTCCAGTTGCTGGACGAAACGTTCTCGGTGTCCGGGACGGAATTATCCGCGACCAAACAGCACTGAGAACGCTTCAGGAATACATCAGGACGCAATGCCTTCGATGATAGCGATAATTTTACTCATCATCCTTCACATCTGGCTCTGTAGACAGGGTGGTGATCACTTCTGGAGTGAATCCAGATTAAACATCTCATTGCTGATGCTTGAAGTTGAGCATCTGGCGCGCGGTAAGGGGCTGCGTTGAGATAAGAGCCAGTTCATTACAAAGCCTATCTACGGGTGGGCTTGATAATGAAACCGGAATTTATTCTGGGTAACCAGTTACGGCAGTACAGCGAAACAACCCAAGCCAGAAAGTGGGAAAATAACACTGGCAGCCACTGAAAGATGAACCTCCTGCCTTATGGCAAAAAAGATTCTTTGTGGTGGCGGACTGATGGAAAGACATCGGTTATTGCAGAGACCATTCAATGAGTGGTCTCGACAATGGCTTATACCCTACACGGGATAACTTAACTGATATCCCTTTTAACGGATAAACGGAGCCAACAATGGCAGAGATTATTCCCATGACTGAAGAACAGAAATTCCAGTTAGAGATTTACAAACTGGTCATGAACCAGAACGCAGCCGCAGAAGAAGCATTTCAATTCATTGGCACTGACGAGCTGAAGCTTGAGCTATTCAAAATTCACTTCCAGTCAGGTGGCGCTAATTCAGATATCACGACCCGCACTATCGAAGCGGTGCGTAAATCGAAGGAAGCGTTAGACCTGTTCACTACCGGAGCATAAACATGGCACGCCCAACAAAGTATCAAGAGGCGTATGCCGAACAGGCACGCAAACTGTGCTTGCTGGGCTACACCGATGCAGAACTTGCTGATTTCTTTGAAGTCAGTGAGTCAACTATTAACAAGTGGAAGCTTGATTATCCTGAGTTTTCGGAGTCCATAAAAAAGGGTAAGGCCGTCGCTGATGCAGAAGTTAGTGATCGTCTTTATCAACGCGCTATGGGCTTCGTGGCTCCAGATATCGATATTCGTGTTATTGAAAACAGAATTGTCGAAACTCCGCTTGAGAAGTATTACCCGCCTGATACAACCGCTGCCATTTTCTGGCTTAAGAACCGACAGAAGGATAAATGGCGCGACAAGGTTGATCACGAGCTAACAGGCAAAGACGGCGGCGCAATTCAGATTGAAACATCACCGATGAGCACTCTATTCGGAAAATGACCTCGATTAATCCTATCTTTGAACCGTTCATTGAGGCGCATCGCTACAAAGTCGCCAAAGGCGGTCGAGGTAGCGGTAAATCATGGGCAATTGCGAGACTGCTTGTTGAAGCGGCGCGTCGGCAGCCAGTGCGTATTCTCTGTGCTCGTGAACTGCAAAACAGTATCAGCGATTCGGTAATCCGGTTGCTTGAAGATACCATCGAGCGTGAAGGGTATTCGGCTGAGTTTGAAATTCAGCGTTCAATGATTCGTCATCTCGGAACGAATGCTGAATTCATGTTCTACGGAATAAAAAACAACCCGACGAAGATTAAATCGCTCGAAGGTATTGATATCTGCTGGGTGGAAGAAGCGGAGGCGGTAACGAAGGAATCATGGGATATCCTGATACCAACCATCCGTAAGCCGTTCTCTGAAATATGGGTGAGCTTTAACCCGAAGAACATCCTCGACGATACCTATCAGCGATTCGTCGTAAATCCTCCTGATGATATTTGTCTGCTGACGGCGAACTACACCGACAATCCGCACTTTCCTGAAGTTCTCCGTCTGGAGATGGAAGAGTGTAAACGCAGAAACCCGACACTGTATCGTCACATCTGGCTTGGTGAGCCAGTAAGCGCAAGTGATATGGCAATCATCAAACGTGAATGGCTTGAAGCCGCAACCGATGCGCACAAGAAACTCGGATGGAAAGCGAAAGGTGCTGTTGTCTCTGCGCATGACCCGTCAGATACAGGGCCGGATGCTAAAGGTTATGCATCGCGTCACGGTTCGGTAGTTAAGCGCATTGCCGAAGGTCTGCTGATGGACATCAACGAGGGTGCTGACTGGGCTACTTCGCTGGCGATTGAAGACGGCGCTGACCATTACCTGTGGGATGGCGATGGTGTCGGTGCAGGGCTACGCAGACAGACAACGGAAGCATTCTCCGGCAAGAAAATTACCGCCACGATGTTCAAGGGCAGCGAATCGCCATTCGATGAAGATGCGCCTTATCAGGCCGGAGCATGGGCTGATGAAGTCGTACAGGGCGACAACGTTCGCACTATTGGTGATGTATTCCGCAATAAGCGAGCGCAATTCTATTACGCGCTGGCTGACAGGCTGTATCTGACATATCGGGCGGTTGTCCACGGTGAGTATGCAGACCCCGACGACATGCTGAGTTTCGACAAAGAAGTGATAGGCGAGAAGATGCTGGAGAAGCTGTTTGCAGAACTGACGCAGATTCAGCGCAAATTCAATAATAACGGGAAGCTGGAGCTTATGACTAAGGTCGAAATGAAGCAGAAGCTCGGTATTCCATCTCCTAACCTGGCTGATGCGCTGATGATGTGTATGCATTGCCCGGCATTGGTCCGCGAAGAAACAGAAATATACGTTCCCTCATCCTCCGGTTGGTAAACATGGCAGAGACATTAGAGAAAAAACATGAGCGGATCATGCTCAGGTTTGACCGCGCCTATTCTCCACAGAAGGAAGTGCGCGAAAAGTGCATTGAAGCTACGAGGTTTGCTCGTGTCCCCGGAGGTCAATGGGAAGGAGCAACGGCGGCTGGAACTAAGCTTGATGAGCAGTTCGAGAAGTATCCTAAGTTTGAAATCAATAAGGTAGCAACTGAACTTAACCGCATCATTGCAGAATACCGCAATAACAGAATAACCGTTAAGTTTCGTCCTGGTGACAGAGAGGCAAGCGAAGAGTTAGCCAATAAATTAAATGGTCTGTTCCGTGCTGACTACGAAGAAACTGATGGCGGTGAGGCTTGCGATAATGCATTTGACGACGCTGCTACTGGTGGTTTCGGTTGCTTCCGTTTGACGTCGATGCTGGTCAATGAATACGACCCCATGGACGATCGTCAGCGTATTGCTATTGAACCAATATACGACCCGTCGCGCTCTGTGTGGTTTGACCCTGACGCTAAGAAGTACGACAAATCTGACGCGTTGTGGGCGTTCTGTATGTATTCGTTGTCACCTGAAAAATATGAGGCTGAATACGGAAAGAAACCTCCTACTTCTCTGGATGTAACGTCTATGACCAGTTGGGAATATAACTGGTTTGGTGCAGATGTTATTTACATAGCGAAGTATTACGAAGTTCGTAAAGAGTCTGTTGACGTCATCAGTTATCGACATCCAATCACTGGAGAGATTGCAACATACGACAGTGATCAGGTTGAAGATATTGAAGATGAACTGGCAATAGCTGGATTTCAGGAAGTGGCAAGGCGCTCAGTGAAGCGCCGTCGTGTGTATGTATCCGTAGTGGATGGTGATGGTTTCCTTGAGAAACCTCGACGTATTCCTGGTGAGCATATCCCCCTCATCCCGGTTTATGGAAAACGCTGGTTCATTGATGACATTGAGCGTGTCGAAGGGCACATTGCAAAAGCAATGGATCCACAGCGTTTGTACAACCTTCAGGTTTCAATGCTGGCTGATACTGCAGCGCAAGACCCCGGTCAGATCCCTATAGTTGGCATGGAGCAAATTCGTGGACTTGAGAAGCACTGGGAGGCTCGCAACAAGAAACGCCCAGCGTTCTTGCCGTTGCGCGAAGTGAGAGATAAATCTGGCAACATTATCGCTGGAGCTACCCCGGCAGGATATACACAGCCTGCGGTTATGAATCAGGCATTGGCTGCATTACTACAGCAAACCAGTGCTGATATTCAGGAGGTTACAGGCGGCAGTCAGGCCATGCAGCAGATGCCAAGTAATATTGCTCAGGAAACGGTTAACAACTTGATGAACAGAGCAGATATGGCTTCGTTTATCTATCTGGATAATATGGCGAAAAGTCTTAAACGCGCTGGTGAAGTATGGCTGTCAATGGCGCGTGAAGTGTACGGTTCAGAACGTGAAGTGCGCATCGTTAACGAAGATGGAAGTGATGATATCGCTGTCCTGAGCGCACAGGTTGTTGACAGGCAAACAGGGGCTGTTGTTGCGTTAAATGACCTTTCTGTCGGTCGATACGATGTGACGGTTGATGTTGGACCAAGCTACACAGCACGACGTGATGCAACGGTTTCTGTACTGACAAATGTCCTTAGCTCTATGCTTCCAACAGACCCAATGCGCCCGGCAATTCAGGGTATTATTCTGGACAATATCGATGGCGAAGGCCTTGATGACTTCAAAGAGTACAACCGAAACCAACTGCTGATATCTGGTATTGCAAAACCACGCAATGAGAAAGAGCAGCAGATTGTTCAACAGGCGCAAATGGCAGCACAAAGCCAGCCAAATCCTGAAATGGTTCTCGCTCAGGCGCAAATGGTAGCAGCGCAGGCAGAAGCGCAAAAAGCAACTAACGAAACTGCTCAAACTCAAATCAAAGCATTTACTGCCCAGCAGGATGCGATGGAGAGTCAGGCAAACACTGTCTATAAACTGGCTCAAGCCAGAAACATCGATGACAAAGCAGTGATGGAGGCAATACGCCTTCTGAAAGATGTCGCCGAGTCACAACAACAGCAATTCCAGTCACCACCACAGTCACCGGCAGACTTAATGCCGAGTTAACCAGGAGTAATCAATGGAAAACGAACTGATCATCGACGGTCAGGTTATTGACCTGTCTGAAACACAGGAAAATGCAGAAGAAACCATCATCCAAACAGAGTCACAGCCTGAGAATGAAAGCCAGGATGACAACGGAAAAGAGATGGCAACTGATCCTGAAAAAACCGAAGAGACACCAGAAGATTACGCCTTGCGTATTGGTGATGAAGAAATTCAGCTTAACGCTGACGATAATGATCACATTGACGGGCAACCTGCACCGCAATGGGTGAAAGATCTTCGCAAAGGCTTCAAAGAAACACAGAAAGAAAACCGTGAGTTGCGACGCCAGCTTGAGGAAGCATTAGCCAAGCATGCGGAACATCAGCAACCACAACCAGACGCTATTCCACCAAAACCGACTCTTGAGTCGTGTGATTATGACGAACAGGCGTTTGAACAGGCATTGACTGATTGGCATGAGAAAAAAGGCCGTGTCGAACAGCAGCAGCAACAAAAACTACGTCAGCAACAGGAATACCAGCAGCGTTTCCAGCAAAGGGTAGAAGCGCATAAACAACGGGCAGCCAAACTTCCTGTGAAAGATTATCAGGAAATGGAAGCCATTGTTCTTAGTGAGCTACCACCAATTCAGCAGGAAATCATCATTCACTGTGCAGACGAAGGCTCTGAACTACTCGCCTATGGCTTAGGTAAGAGCCAGCAATTACGCCAGCGTGTAGCCGCTGAGACAGATCCAATTCGCGCAGCATTCCTCTTGGGGCAGATTAGCAAACAGGTAAGCCTTGCTCCAAAACCAAAGAAAGCCATCAAGCCAGAGCCGGAAGTACGTGGTGGCGGTGCTGATGCGAAACAAGACGAATTCAACAAATTATGCCCCGGCGCAAAAATCGAATAAGGAAAAGATAAATGCCTAACAATCTCGACAGTAACGTCAGTCAAATCGTTCTGAAAAAATTCCTTCCGGGTTTTATGTCAGATTTAGTTCTGGCGAAAACCGTAGACCGTCAGTTGCTGGCAGGTGAAATCAACTCCAGCACTGGCGATAGCGTTAGCTTTAAACGTCCGCATCAATTCTCATCCCTCCGTACTCCCACTGGTGATATTTCAGGGCAAAATAAAAACAACCTGATCTCAGGTAAAGCTACGGGGCGTGTAGGTAACTACATCACTGTTGCTGTTGAATATCAGCAACTGGAGGAAGCGATCAAGCTTAACCAGCTGGAAGAAATTCTCGCGCCGGTTCGCCAGCGAATCGTTACCGACCTTGAAACAGAGCTTGCTCACTTCATGATGAATAACGGTGCGTTGTCACTTGGTAGCCCCAATACTCCAATCACCAAATGGTCTGATGTTGCGCAGACGGCATCTTTCCTGAAAGACCTCGGCGTTAATGAAGGTGAAAACTATGCTGTAATGGATCCATGGTCTGCACAGCGACTTGCTGATGCGCAGACTGGTTTGCATGCTTCAGATCAATTGGTTCGTACTGCATGGGAGAACGCACAGATCCCAACCAATTTTGGCGGCATTCGCGCACTGATGTCTAATGGGCTTGCCTCTCGTACGCAGGGGGCATTTGGCGGAACACTGACAGTCAAAACACAGCCAACTGTTACCTATAACGCAGTTAAAGACTCATACCAGTTCACTGTAACATTGACCGGAGCGACAGCCAGCGTTACAGGTTTTCTGAAAGCTGGTGATCAGGTCAAATTCACCAATACCTACTGGCTGCAACAGCAGACCAAACAGGCGTTGTATAACGGAGCCACACCAATTAGCTTCACTGCAACGGTTACTGCTGATGCTAATTCAGACAGCAGTGGCGATGTGACGGTTACGCTTTCTGGTGTTCCGATTTATGACACTACAAACCCGCAGTACAACTCTGTAAGTCGTCAGGTAGAGGCAGGCGATGCCGTATCTGTAGTAGGCACTGCTAGCCAGACAATGAAGCCAAACCTGTTCTATAACAAGTTCTTCTGTGGACTTGGATCTATCCCACTGCAGAAACTGCACAGTATTGATTCTGCTGTTGCAACATATGAAGGTTTCTCCATCCGCGTACATAAATACGCAGATGGCGATGCCAACGTGCAAAAAATGCGCTTCGACTTACTGCCTGCATATGTGTGCTTTAACCCACACATGGGCGGTCAGTTCTTCGGTAATCCGTAATAACAAGGGGCTTACGCCCCTTTTATGTTTTAAGGAAACAATATGGATCGGATGAGTGTATTCCTTGCCGCAGATAACGAATCCGGGCATGTACAGGCCGTTATCGCAGAAAAAGACTTCCAGTTTTTCGAAAGGTTGGGCTTTGTTGCCTCAGTTGATGAATTGAAACCGACCAGTAAGCGAGGTCGTAAGGCGGCGGACAATGGCAACAGTACTGACAAAGGGTGAGATCGTCCTTTTTGCGCTTCGTAAGTTTGCTATTGCTTCTAATGCATCGCTTACTGATGTTGAGCCGCAATCAATTGAAGATGGTGTAAATGATCTGGAAGATATGATGTCCGAGTGGATGATTAACCCCGGCGACATTGGTTACGCTTTCGCAACTGGAGATGAGCAGCCATTACCAGATGATGAGTCAGGTCTTCCAAGAAAATACAAACACGCAGTAGGCTATCAGTTATTGCTGAGAATGCTATCTGATTACAGCCTTGAACCAACTCCGCAAGTTCTCAGTAACGCCCAACGCTCATATGATGCCTTGATGACCGACACTCTGGTTGTTCCTTCAATGCGACGACGTGGAGATTTTCCTGTAGGGCAGGGTAATAAATATGACGTGTTCACATCTGACCGATATTATCCAGGCGATCTCCCTCTGATTGATGGCGATATCCCAAACGCATAGGTGAATAAATGCCTATTCAGCAACTTCCGCTTATGAAAGGTGTCGGCAAAGACTTTAGAAACGCCGACTATATCGACTATCTGCCAGTGAATATGTTGGCTACACCCAAAGAAATCCTGAACAGCAGCGGATATCTTCGCTCATTCCCGGGCATTGCCAAACGTTCTGATGTGAACGGCGTATCGCGAGGCGTCGAGTACAACATGGCACAGAATGCTGTTTATCGCGTGTGTGGTGGCAAACTGTATAAGGGCGAAAGTGAGGTCGGTGATGTTGCCGGAAGTGGTCGCGTATCAATGGCGCATGGTCGAACATCACAGGCGGTAGGCGTTAACGGGCAACTGGTCGAATACCGCTATGATGGCACGGTTAAAACCGTCTCAAACTGGCCTGCAGACAGCGGGTTTATGCAGTATGAGTTAGGTTCTGTTCGCGACATTACGCGTTTACGTGGGCGTTATGCGTGGTCAAAAGACGGCACTGATTCATGGTTTATCACTGACCCAGAAGACGAATCGCATCCTGACCGTTACAGCGCACAATATCGCGCAGAATCGCAGCCGGACGGTATCCTCGGCATCGGAACATGGCGAGACTTCATCGTCTGCTTTGGTTCATCGACTATTGAATATTTCTCCCTGACTGGTGCAACCACCGTTGGTGCCGCTTTGTATGTCGCACAACCATCGCTGATGGTGCAGAAAGGCATTGCCGGAACTTACTGCAAAACGCCATTCGCTGATTCGTATGCGTTTATCAGCAATCCGGCAACGGGTGCGCCGTCTGTATACATCATCGGATCAGGTCAGGTATCACCAATCGCCAGCGCGAGCATTGAGAAAATTCTTCGCTCCTACACTGCTGATGAACTGGCTGATGGTGTGATGGAATCGCTGCGATTTGATGCGCATGAACTGCTGATTATCCACCTTCCGCGCCACGTCCTCGTGTACGACGCATCTTCAAGCGCCAATGGTCCGCAATGGTGTGTGTTGAAAACAGGCCTGTATGACGATGTGTACCGCGCTATCGACTTCATTTATGAAGGCAATCAGATAACGTGCGGCGATAAGCTGGAGTCCGTGACCGGGAAATTGCAGTTCGATATCAGCAGCCAGTACGACAAGCAACAGGAACACCTGCTGTTTACTCCACTGTTCAAAGCGGATAACGCCAGATGCTTCGATCTGGAGGTGGAATCATCCACTGGCGTAGCTCAGTACGCCGACCGCCTGTTCCTCTCTGCAACCACTGACGGCATCAATTACGGGCGTGAGCAGATGATTGAGCAGAATGAACCGTTCGTTTACGACAAACGCGTTTTGTGGAAGAAAGTAGGGCGCATCAGGAAAAACATTGGCTTCAAATTGCGCGTTATCACGAAGTCACCTGTCACTCTGTCTGGCTGCCAGATAAGGATCGAGTAATGGCTGATTCGAATCTCAACACCCCTGTTATTGTGCAGGCGACGCGGCTCGATACATCAATCCTTCCACGCAATATATTCAGCCAGTCTTACCTGCTGTATGTCATTAATCAGGGGGCTGATGTCGGCGCAATTGCCGGGAAAGCAAATCAGGCTGGTCAGGGCGCTTACGATGCTCAGGTGAAAAACGATGAACAGGATGTCGAACTGGCTGACCACGATGCAAGAATCACCGCAAACACAAAAGCGATAAATCTCCTTGAGGTCAGGTTAACAACCGCCGAAGGGAAGATAGTTGTACTGCGTAGCGATGTTGATTACTTGCTGGATGAGGTTATCGATATTCAGGCGCATCTGGTCACTGTTGACCAAAGACTGGATGGCGTAGAAAGCGATATATCTGACATTAAGAGTGATTACGTATCGAAAACCGTAACAGAATCGCAGTCTCTTGCGTCACCGCTGGATGTAAAAACATCATATTCAGTTGATGGAATTCAGGTCGTTGGAGCAAGGCAGACCGGATGGACAGCGGCCACAGGCACACCACTTCTTGGCTCATTCAACGCTAACCAGTCATACACGGTCGGCACTACGTACACACAATCCGAAGTCGCAGCTATCGCTACAGGTTTGGAGCAGGCGCGGCAGCGTATTCTGGCGCTTGAAACAGCACTTAGATTACATGGGCTGATTGACTGATGATTACATTCAAACCAACGCGAAACATCGACCTGATCGAAGCAGTAGGAAATCACCCTGACATCATCGCCGGGAGCAACAACGGTGATGGATACGACTACAAACCTGATTGCCGTTACTTTGAGGTGAACGTGCACGGTCAGTTTGGCGGCATTGTTTACTATCAGGAGATTCAGCCGCTTACATTCGATTGCCACGCCATGTACCTGCCAGAGATTCGCGGCTTCAGCAAGGAAATAGGGCTGGCGTTCTGGCGATACATTCTGACTAACACCACCGTTCAGTGCGTCACATCGTTCGCCGCACGCAAATTCCGCCACGGTCAGATGTACTGCGCAATGATTGGCCTTAAGCGTGTAGGAACCATCAAGAAATACTTCAAAGGCGTGGATGACGTGACTTTTTACAGCGCCACACGCGAAGAACTAATCGACTTCCTGAATCACGGGAGATAGCCATGTTATATGCATTTAAGCTGGGCAGAAAACTGCGCGGCGAGGAACCTTATTGCCCTGAAAAAGGCGGGAAAGGTGGCAGTTCTGATAAAAGTGCAAAGTATGCCGCAGAAGCTCAGAAGTATGCAGCAGACCTGCAAAATCAGCAGTGGCAGACGATCATGAAAAACCTTGCTCCGTTCACACCTCTTGCGGAGCAGTATGTTAACCAGTTGCAGAATCTTTCCAGTTTAGAAGGTCAGGGGCAGGCACTTAATCAGTATTACAACTCTCAGCAGTATAAAGACCTTGCAGGTCAGGCGCGTTACCAGAGTCTTGCTGCTGCGGAGGCGACGGGTGGACTTGGTTCGACAGCCACAAGCAATCAACTGGCTACGATCGCGCCGACACTCGGTCAGTCTTGGTTATCAAACCAGATGAGCAATTACAACAATCTGGCAAACGTTGGGCTTGGTGCGCTGCAAGGTCAGGCAAACGCCGGGCAGACGTACGCCAACAACATGAGCAGCATTGCACAGCAAAGCGCAGCACTTGCCGCTGCTAATGCCAATAAACCATCAAGTCTTCAGACTGCAATTAGCGGTGGCACGTCTGGTGCGATTGCCGGTGCAGGTCTTGCCAGCCTTTTGGGAACATCAACGCCTTGGGGCGCTGGCATTGGTGCTGGTATCGGATTGCTTGGCTCGTTGTTTTAAGGGGTAATCATGGCTACTTGGCAAGGAACAAACGGCGGATTGTTGGCTGGTATCGGCGGCGTCAACTCAAACGCTCCGAGCGTAAATGACATCGGCAATACGCTTCAGCTTATCAGGCAGAACAATGATATTGAGCGTTCAGGCGCTAACAATGTTGGGCTGACTGCTTTGCAAGGCCTTTCAGGTATTGCGGGGGTGTTTCAGCAGGAAAAGCAGGCTCAGCGGCAGAAAGAATTTCAGCAGGCATACGCTAATGCTTATGCGTCTGGTGATCGCGGTGCTTTGCGTCAGTTGGCTACTCAATATCCAGACCAGATTGAATCCATTCGTAAAGGCATGGGATTCATTGATGAAGAACAGCGTAATTCTATCGGTACATTAGCGGCTGGCGCACGTCTTGCGTCATCTTCTCCAGAAGCAATGCAATCATGGCTGCAAAACAACGCCAATGAGCTGGCGCGCGTCGGTGTTGACCCTAACAGCGTTGCTCAGATGTATCAGCAGAACCCTTCAGGATTTGGTGAGTTTGTTGATCACCTTGGAATGGCTGCTCTTGGTCCGATTGATTACTTCAATGTTCAGGACAAGATGGTTGGTCGCCAGCAGGATCAGCAAAGAATTAACGAAACAATCCGTAATAATGACATGACAAATGCCAGAGGGTGGGCAAGCAACAATATTGCGCAACAAAATGTCAATCTTCGTCGGATGGAATTAGAGGACAAGAAATACGACAGACTCATCGCAAATGAAACTAATGCCTTAAAACTTGCTGAATTGCAGGACAAGAGATTGCAGAATCAGCAAGCTATGGAGCAGGCAAAGCGAGATAAGGCCGATGCGTACAACTCTGGAATGGATAATCTCTCCAGAACGATAGAGACGGCTACAAAAGTTCTTAATAGCCCAGGATTCACGGGATATTTCGGAACAAACCTAAACCCACTATCGAGTAGATTCATTCCAGGAACAGAGGCTGCTGATACAGAAACTCTGGTTGACACACTGAAATCTCAGGGATTCTTATCTGGCATTCAGCAGATGAAAGGGATGGGGGCTTTAAGTAATGCCGAGGGGCAAAAGGTAATGGATGCTATTGGTAGTTTGTCCCCAAATCAGTCTGAAAAATCAGCCAGAGCAGCTATCAAAACAATCATAAAAACCACTGAGATGGCTCAGAAACGTATGCAACAGAAATACGGGAAGGACATACAACCGTCTCAACAGCAGCTTTCTGATGATGACCTGATTAATAAATATCTCGGAGGGCAGTGATGGCCTATAGTCGTGAACAGTTGATGACAGCATTAAGGAACGCTGATGCGGCAGGCGATACAGAAGGAGCGCGTCGCATTGCTCAGATGCTGTCTTCTGGTGATCAATCCACTCAAAACCAATCGCAGCCAGAAGAACAATCTCTGGTAGGAAAAGCCACTGACTGGCTCACTGGTGGTCAAAGCGCAGGGCAAATTGCAGAACAGGCTGGTCGTGGTCTGGTAAACATACCATTTGACGTATTGCAAGGGGGCGCAAGTCTGATTAATGCAATCAGCCAGGGGCTTGGTGGCCCAAAGGTTTTGGATGATGTCTATCGTCCAGTCGATCGACCGACAGACCCTTATGCGCAAGCCGGTGAAACAATTGGTGGGTATCTCCTGCCAATTGGCACAGCGGCAAAAGCTGCTGGAGCGCCAGCAAAGCTCGCTGGAGATATCGGTTCCGCAGGAAACATGATTGCAGGTTCTCTTGCTGATGCTGCAAATCAGGAGGGCGACTTTGCACAAAATGCTGCCATTAACGGTGGTATCAATATTGGTGCTCAAGGCGTTCTTTCAGGTGTCGGGCGCGTTATTGCGCCAAGGGTTTCACAGGCTCTTGGTGGTGCAGCACTGAATTCTGCTAATGATGTTTCCAGGATGGCAAAGTCAGGTGCTGGGCGTCAGTCAATTGCCAGTCAGGCCGCTAATGTGTCCGAAGATGTAGCAAAAGCGGCTGAGTCTGCTGGAATTGATATAAACGCATTAACACCAGGAATGCGATCTGGAAGTCGTGGAATTGCACAAGCCGAAGGCGCATTGGCATCAACACCAGGAATTGTTCAGGACGCCCATCAGGCAGCATTTAACGAAATATCATCAAAGTTAAGTCGAAACCTTGATGAATTTGGGGCCGCATCTGGAACGGCATCAGAAAAAAGTGCGGCTATAAAACAAAGGATTCTTCAAAATCTTGATCAGATGAAGGATGCCGAGCGCGCGGCATGGGATGACGTGCGGTCAACAATGCCAAATCAAAAAGCAAGAATGCTAAATGGTAATGCCGTTATTCAGGCAGAGCGATCTGCTGGCATACCGCTTACTCCTGAAATGAAACAGTTTGTTCAGGCAAACAATCAAGGTGGAGTAACATTTGATGGCATGAAAGCATGGAGAGCGAAATTTGCTGATGCGGAGCAAAAATATAAGCGTAGCGGAGAGGCAAATGCGGCAAGGAGAGCATGGGAAATACGCCGGGAAATTACTGATGATATGCGCACAATGGCGGAAAACGGCGGATTTCTTGATGACTGGCAGAAAGCTAATGATCTGTCTAAAGCGAGGTTATCAGCACAAGAGAGTGCAGAGTCTGTTTTCGGGCGTGATTTGGCAACAGATGCACTGATTACGAATGGAGTAAAATCCCTTCAATCATCGTCAGCTAAAGGTCTTAATGGTCCTGCTGGGTTCCATTCTATGATCCGCGCGCTGCCAGAATCAGAGCGTGTTCCTGCTATATCATCAATGTTGCAAGATGCTATCTCGCATGGTGTACGTGGTGGCAAAGCTGATGCAGCAGGAATTAACCATATCGCAGGGATACTTACCCCACAAAATGTAAAAGCCATTAGCAGATATTCCTCAGAACTCGGAAGAATTGCTGATGCATATGGCACTCTTGCAAGAGCAGCAGTGAAACCTCAGCAGTATATTGAAAGAACAGGGAGAACTGCCAATGTACTACGCGATCTGGATGCCGGTTTATCCAACGTCACATCAACAGTGTTAAATGCAATTGCCAACTCAACATCAGGTGCCATTGTTGGTGGAGCAGGAGGGGGCATTGCAGGCGCTGCCGCAGGTGCTTTAGTTGGCGCCGGGTTAAAAGGTGCTGTATCTAAAATTGCCACCACGCGTAGCGGCCGATATGCGATAGAGAAAGCAGTTCAGGAAGCCACGAAAGCAGTAAGAGCTGGCGGAAGTAAAGAAGCATTAGCGGCGGCGGAACGCAGATTTATGGCAAATAAAGCCGCCGTAAAAGCAATACGCGATGCTATTGGTAGCGATGAATTCAATCGCTTGTCGAGAGCTGGTATTGTCGCCTCGTTAAGCGGTATGAATGAATATGAATAGCTTTATCTAATGTTGCTGCTACTGTTGCATGTGACGGTGTTTCCAAATCCTGAATTGCAGTTTGTATAGGTGTCAACACGCGTTGGGTAAGGTTGAGTTATAACAGGCTGTCTCGCTTTTTGCTCGATCGCTTGCATTGTGTTTACAGCCTGATAATTCAATAAAGCCTGCTGGAATGCTTGGCTTTGTGCTATTTGTTGGGCTTGTTCTTGGCTTTGTAATTGAACATAAAGATTCTGAAGCTCAAGTCTTGCCTGTGCGTCACTTATCTTGCCTTCATCGACACCTTGCCCGAGCATCTTCGCAGCAAGGACATACAGCTTAGGTGTTGGTGCTGATGCCATGCGTGAGTCGTTCTTCACGCTGGCATCAAGGCAATTAGCCATATCACTAAGCTTTGGATAGCGTTGTTCGCAACTTGCTTGATAGTCACTTACTTTTGCGCATCCAGCCAGCAGAAGCGGGATAATTAATAGTGATTTTTTCATAAAGTTATTTATAAAATCCTTTCTATTATTTATCAGAAGTTAGATTGTAATAATTGGTATAAGCTGAAATTGACTTCTGGCATGCTTCAAGAAACTCCTGTGGATTCATTCCAAGTCTTGCTTGCTCTGTGGTCAGAAAACGCTGTAAGAACTCATCTCCGCCAGGCATTTTTGTTGATTCTTGAAATGTTGCCATTTGTTTGATTGTGCCGCACATGCCAGCAAATTTCGAAGTTATCATGAGTTCTTGCAGGCCTTTAAGATAGCCATTATCTGATTTTTGTTTGGCGCAAACTATTGTAGAGAAGAACAATATTAACAAAATAGCGATGCGTTTCATTTTTCACCGTTGCCATGCATACATTTTAACTTCTCAACCTCATGCTCAAGCTCTATCAACCGCGATGCTATAGTTGCAAGGTCTAGTGCTTGAATGTGTTTATTTTTTTCGGTCCACGCTTCAAGTGCCGCGACCATCTCAGCATTTAATGAACGAGAATTAGCCTCAGCCAGCTCAATAAGACGTTCCTTTATCTCTACAGGAAGCCTCAGATTCACTTGAGGGTTTTTGTACTTACGATCAGACATCGGCGCATCCTGAATAATTATTTACCACAGGATATGTAGGTATCTATTGACTATCAATGCGTACCTAAATACTATGTATGCGTACCATATACAAAGGAGCAAAAATGAAAGTTAAGACATTAAGGATGCCAGAATGGCTAGAAAAGGCTTTGGAGCAGTCCGCGAAAAAGGATGATCGGTCGTTCAGTAATGAGGTATTGAGGAGACTAAAGGAGTCAGTAGCTAAGGATGGAATTGTTTGTCCAGAATGAGTAAAGCCCAAGCTATTGCGAGTAGCTCGGGCTTAAATCGCCAGTAAATTTTGAGGAAAAACTGACATGAAAAGTATAGCAACAGCAGTATCTACTATCAACGTGCCATTCCACGGCGCAGAGCTTTATGTCGTCAATCACAACGGTGAGCCGTACACCCCAATGAAACCTATCGTTGAGGGAATGGGGCTAGACTGGAAATCTCAACATAAGAAGATTTCTCAACGCTTCTCGAAGGGTATGGTGGAAATCACCATACCTTCTGCCGGTGGGGTGCAAGCCATGATTTGTATGGCTTTACGAAAATTGGCAGCTTGGTTGAACAGCATCAGTCCTAACAAAGTCCGCCCTGAAATCCGCGACAAGGTAATCCAGTATCAGGAAGAGTGTGACGATGTGCTCTACGAATACTTGACTAAAGGCCATGTAGTTAACCCACGCAAAGTTAAAAAGGCGTTGCCGGGTAAAATCACCACTGAACAGCAGGAAGCCATTAAACAACTCGTCATGAGTCGCGGTCAGTCTCTGCCAAAAGAAAAACAGGCTAAGGCGATGATCACCATGTGGTCGTCACTGAAATCCCATTTTGGATGTTCGTACAAAGAAATCAGTGAGGAGCAGTTTACCGAAGCACTGTCACTTGCAGCTCGAGTTCCACTTGAAGGTGAGTTCATTGGCAAACAAGAGAAGAAAACCGACGAGCTTTCTGCAAAAGAAGCAAACAGCCTTGTATGGTTATGGGATTATGCCAACCGTTCACAGGCATTATTCCGCGAACTGTATCCGGCATTAAAACAAATTCAATCGAACTATTCCGGCAGATGTCATGACTGCGGTTATGAGTTCTCCCGTATTATCGATATGGCGAGAGACGTTTTAATCAATCACACACGAGATGTTGATATCAATGAGCCAGACGGACCAACGAATCTTTCCGCATGGATGAGACTTAAGAATAAAGAATTACCTCCTTCAGTACATAACTACTGACAGATAACCAACGCAACGACCCAGCTTCGGCTGGGTTTTTTTATGCCCAAAATTCACCGTAGCCATGCTTCGGCGATTCCTTGTATCTGGAGCAAATTAAATGACAGACATTACAGCCAATGTTGTAGTGAGTATGCCTTCGCAACTCTTCACTATGGCGCGTTCTTTTAAAGCCGTAGCCAATGGCAAAATTTATATCGGTAAAATTGACACTGATCCTGTAAATACAGAAAACCAGATTCAGGTCTATGTGGAGAATGAAGACGGTTCTCACGTTCCTGTTTCGCAACCAATAATCATTAACGCTGCTGGATATCCGGTATATAACGGACAGATTGCCAAATTCGTTACCGTGCAAGGCCATTCTATGGCTGTTTATGATGCGTATGGTGCGCAGCAGTTCTATTTTCCTAATGTGCTGAAGTATGATCCTGATCAGTTACGGCAGCAATTAGAAGACACAGATGGAGCGAATAAATACCCAAAACTTCAGATAGCAAGATGGAGAGACAGTTATGATGTAAGAGGTTGGGGGGCTATTGGTGATGGTGTTCATGATGATACATCAGCTCTATCAGAATTACTTTCTGTTGCAACAGGTGGTGAAAAGATAGATGGGCGAGGGCTTACTTTTAAAGTATCAACTCTTCCAGATGTCAGTCGATTTAAAAATGCTCGTTTTTTATTTGAGAGAATACCGGGTCAGCCTCTTTTTTATGTTTCTGAAGATTTTATCCAGGGAGAGTTATTTAAAATTACAGATACACCGTGGTACAACGCCTGGACGCAGGATAAAACGTTTGTATATGACAATGTCATCTATGCGCCTTTTATGGCTGGAGACCGCCATGGTGTAAATAACCTCCATGTTGCATGGGTTCGCTCAGGAGATGACGGGAAGACCTGGACAACGCCGGAATGGCTTACAGATTTACATGAAAACTATCCCACAGTTAACTATCACTGCATGAGTATGGGGGTTGTCAGAAATCGCCTTTTTGCTGTAATTGAGACGCGGACCGTGAGCGGAAATAAACTGCAGGTTGCAGAGTTGTGGGATCGCCCAATGAGTCGCAGCCTTCGCGTTTATGGTGGTATAACGAAAGCAGCAAATCAGCAAGTCGCTTATATTCGCATTACTGATCACGGATTATTTGCTGGTGATTTTGTCAACTTCTCAAACTCTGGTGTTACAGGTGTTACCGGGAATATGACGGTGACTACTGTTATTGATAAAAATACTTTTACAGTTACGACGCAAAATACCCAGGATGTGGATCAGAATAACGAGGGTAGATACTGGAGTTTTGGTACATCATTTCACTCGTCACCATGGAGAAAAACCAGTCTTGGAACTATTCCTTCTTTTGTTGACGGAAGCACTCCTGTTACTGAGATTCACAGTTTTGCGACGATTAGCGATAACAGTTTTGCTGTTGGCTACCATAATGGTGATATTGGTCCACGCGAGCTTGGGATACTCTATTTCTCTGATGCTTTCGGTTCTCCTGGTAGCTTTGTTCGCAGACGCATACCTGCAGAATATGAGGCGAATGCATCTGAGCCATGTGTAAAATATTATGATGGCATTCTGTATCTGACGACCAGGGGGACATTAAGTACTCAACCCGGTAGTTCATTGCACAGAAGCTCTGATTTAGGTACATCATGGAATTCTCTTCGCTTCCCAAATAATGTTCATCACTCAAACCTTCCTTTTGCCAAAGTTGGCGATGAGCTGATTATTTTTGGCAGTGAGCGCGCATTTGGTGAGTGGGAAGGAGGAGAACCTGATAACCGTTATGCAGGAAACTATCCAAGAACATTTATGACCAGAGTTAACGTCAATGAGTGGAGTCTGGATAATGTAGAGTGGGTTAATGTTACTGATCAGATTTATCAGGGCGGAATAGTTAACTCTGCGGTTGGTGTTGGTTCAGTTTGTATCAAAGACAACTGGCTGTACTACATTTTCGGTGGGGAAGACTTTCTAAACCCATGGAGCATAGGGGATAACAACAGAAAATATCCTTATGTTCACGATGGTCACCCGGCTGATTTGTATTGTTTCAGGGTGAAAATTAAACAGGAAGAATTTGTTTCAAGGGATTTTGTCTACGGAGCCACTCCTAACAGAACGCTTCCTACTTTTATGTCGACGTCAGGCGTGAGGACGGTTCCTGTACCCGTTGATTTCACAGATGATGTTGCCGTCCAGTCACTGACTGTCCATGCAGGTACATCAGGACAAGTTCGCGCGGAAGTCAAACTTGAGGGTAATTACGCCATTATTGCGAAGAAAGTACCGTCTGATGATGTTACCGCTCAGAGATTAATCGTTAGCGGCGGTGAAACAACGTCTTCAGCAGATGGTGCAATGATAACGTTGCATGGTTCCGGAAGCAGTACTCCACGTCGCGCGGTATATAACGCACTCGAACATCTTTTTGAGAACGGAGATGTTAAACCTTATCTTGATAATGTAAATGCTCTTGGTGGTCCGGGAAACAGGTTCTCGATAGTTTATCTTGGCTCCAATCCTGTGGTTACCAGTGACGGAACATTAAAGACAGAGCCGGTCTCTCCTGACGAAACATTGCTGGATGCCTGGGGTGACGTCAGGTATATCGCTTATAAATGGCTGAACGCTGTCGCTATAAAGGGGGAAGAAGGGGCGAGGATACATCATGGTGTAATCGCGCAGCAACTTCGTGATGTTCTTATTTCTCACGGACTCATGGAAGAAGAAAGCACAACATGCCGCTATGCCTTTCTTTGCTATGACGATTATCCCGCAGTATATGATGACGTCATTACTGGCCAAAGGGAAATGCCGCTGACTGATAATGACGGGAGCATCATTGTTGATGAGGATGATAATCCAGTGATGGTAATGGAAGACATCATTGAGCGCGTTGAAATAACGCCAGCAGGATCTAGATGGGGGGTCAGACCTGATCTCTTATTCTATATCGAGGCGGCATGGCAGCGCAGAGAAATAGAAAGAATAAAAGCTAGGTTAGACTTAATAGAAGGGAAGCACTAAATGTTTCGTTGGCGTCAAAAATATGAACTGCTCACATAAAGAAGTAAGTACATTGGCAAAAAACATTGACGTCAACGAAATTAAATATAAAAATTTAAATGCTTTTTAATGACAAGAAAAGTAACTAGTGGTAAAATAACGTAGGATACTAATATGTCAAGACTCAAGACTCAAGACTCAAGACTCAAGACTCAAGACTCAAGACTCAAGACTCAAGACTCGTTTTCCGTTGATGATAATGGATCAGGTAATATTTTTGTATGTGGAGATCTTGTAAATAGCAAAGAGAATAAAGTTCAGTTCAATGGAAACAATAACAAACTTATTATAGAAGATGATGTTGAGTGTCGATGGCTTACCGTAATATTTAGGGGTGATAATAATTACGTAAGAATACATAAAAACAGTAAGATTAAAGGTGATATTGTCGCAACAAAAGGTTCAAAAGTTATTATCGGTAGAAGAACGACAATAGGTGCAGGTTTTGAAGTCGTCACTGATAAGTGCAATGTTACAATTGGCCATGACTGCATGATAGCAAGAGATGTTATTTTGCGTGCATCAGATGGGCATCCTATATTTGATATTCATAGCAAAAAAAGGATTAATTGGGCAAAAGATATCATTATATCTAGTTACGTATGGGTAGGGAGAAATGTCTCTATAATGAAAGGGGTATCTGTTGGAAGCGGATCTGTCATTGGGTATGGGAGTATTGTAACTAAAGATGTGCCATCTATGTGTGCAGCAGCCGGTAATCCAGCAAAAATAATAAAAAGAAATATAATATGGGCAAGAACGGATAAAGCGGAGCTAATTAGTGATGACAAGAGATGCTCCAGCTATCATGCGAAGCTCACGCAATAAATATAAAACATCATGCAGACATATTACCAATATTAATATAAGGTAATAAAAATATAATTTACAAAAAAGCCCGTTGGAAGCGACGGGCATTAACCGCGGTAATGGATAAATTATTAATGTTTTTAGATTGTGAACGATATCATATTGTGCGGAAGTAGTGAAGTAACCATGTAAAATGATTGTTTCATAGCCTATGAGACACACAAGGCTTTGTGCTCTTCGATAGTTGTTAAGGCGGATCACTCTACCTTCTCATCAAGCCAATCCGCCCACCACTGCATCATTTCTCTGCGCTTATCGAGATACTGAGCATGGTTGTAAATTCCGCGTACAGATCCGCCGTTGGCATGTGCCAGTTGCACTTCAATAGCATCAGCAGGCCATTCGTGCTCGTTCATAATCGTGCTGAATTCATGCCTGAATCCGTGACCGCTTTCCAGACCTTCATAGCCGATTTGTTTGATCACAAGCAGTACCGCGTTCTCGCAGATTGGCTTCTTCTTATCGTTGCGCCCGGCAAAAACAAACTCTGATACTGGTTTGGTGATTGAGCTTAGCGTAGTGAGAAGTTCAACCACCTGGTCCGACATCGGGACAACATGAATCTTGCGTCCCTTCATCACACTGGCGTCGATAGTGATAATCCTGTTTTCAAAATCGACGTTCTTCCATTGCATGGAACGAAGCTCTTTCGTTCTTAGGGCTGTGTAGCGTAAAACTTTGGTCGCAATGAGCGATACGATACTTCCTGAAAATGTTGCCAGTGCTTTGTTGAATGCAGGGATCTGGTCTGCAGGAAGAAACGGGAAGTTCTTCTTGCGGTATCCCTTCATGGCGTCAGCAAGGTCAGGTGCCGGGTTATATTTAGCCCTTCCGGTGACAATAGCGTAACGGAAAACCTCGCCGCATCTTCTGCGTGCTTTGTTGGCTCGCTCCATTGCACCGCGATCTTCAAATCTGCGGATTACTTCCAGAAGTTGCATCGGCTCAATATCCTGAATTTCAAGGCTGCCGATGATAGGTAAAATGTCGTCATCAAACATTTTGGCAAGTTCAGTTGCATAGCCTACTGACCAGACTTGCTTCTTGTGCTCGTACCATTCCTTGTAAATCGCACTAAAGGAATTGTTGTTAGACGAAGCCTTTTTCGCCTTTACCGGATCGATGCCAACCGAGATGTCTTTCCTCGCAGTCCATGCTTTATCCCTTGCCTCCTGCAAAGTCATAAGCGGATATTTTCCGACGGTCAGGATTTTCTCCTTACCGTCAATCTTGTAGCGAAGCTGCCATACCTTTTTCCCTGACACAGGGACATAAAGGTACAGGCCATTACCATCGAGAAGGCGGTATGGTTTTTCTTTCGGCTTTGCTGCTTCAATCTGCTTAACGGTGAGCATGGGTAAAAATCCGGTGGGTAAAATTATTTTATCCACTTTTTACCCGTCATGGAGTGCGGCTGTCAACGATCTGACGCGAACCATGACGAACTGTAAATCTACGGAAGGCTTGATATTCAGGGGATTTTGCGGACTGGTACGGATGGGAGCGAACTGATAAATGGTGTCCCCTGCAGACATCTACTTGAAGCGGCAGGGGATTGATTGGAATGGTGTTTTTTAGATGTGAAAAATATTTTACCCGCTATTTTACCCATTGGCGCGGCTTAAGAGCTTATTTTTGAATTCACAATGGTCACGATATAACCATCTTGCTCGCCCGTGGATAACTTTGGCTTTAGGCAGGTCCCCGGACTTAATCCGGTCATAGATGAAGGTTTTACCAAAGCCAGTATCAGCCATGATGAATTTCAAATCAACCAGTGAATCAGGCTGTAGTTCGTGTTGCATGAGTGCTATCTCCAAATAGGGAATCGAACCTGCAAATCAGGCAATAAAAAACCGCCATCAGGCGGCTTGGTGTTCTTTCAGTTCTTCAATTCGAATATTGGTTACGTCTGCATGTGCTATCTGCGCCCATATCATCCAGTGGTCATAGCAGTCATTGATGTTCTCTGCTTCGATAACTCTGTTGAATGGTTCTCCATTCCATTCACCTGTGACTCGGAAGTGCATTTATCATCTCCATAAAACAAAACCCGCCGTAGCGAGTTCAGATAAAAGAAATCCCCGCGAATGCGAGGATTGTTATTCATTGCTGATATTCACCTTTATCGCGAACACCTTTACCGGTTTATCGCCGAAGTGCGGATGTGTGATTGTCTTGATTTCATATCCGTCATACGGAACATCAATTCTACGGCTGGAATCGTCGCGCTTCGGATATCCCTTTGTGATAATCAGGCGGTCATACTCGCGGAACATAATTCGCTTATTCCAGTAGTCATTACACAGGCGATACTCTTCCGTTTTCTCTCCGCGAATCATGGCATCGAAGTATTCACCTTTAACGGCAAGTTGCAGGTTAGCCATTACCTCACCTCCAGTCTCCATACCGCCTGACCAATCCGGCTGGCATGGGTATCTTTGGATACTGTTCCGTCTTTAGCCAGCTCCATAAGAATTTTGCGCAAATCTGCCGAACGCCATTCTTCATCAGGAAATTCCTTCTCCATTGCCAACCGCAGATTCCAGGTTGCCATCCTGAATGGATATTCCCCGCCGAGAGCTTTATCTTGCAGGGCAGCCCGGGAACGCATCACCTGCAAAACCTTCTCTTTTACATCCATCATTTCGCCTCCTGCGGCGGTTCTGGTAGCGGCATCCAGAACAAGGCGTTCCCTAACCACGATAAAGTGCCGTCGCTCAACTCCACGTATTCCCCTTGTACCTGTCCTGCCATATACTCGCCGTGCTTTGAATAAATTAAAATCCAATCATCTTGAGGGGGCATTCGCTCACTACAGCTTATCCAACCATCCGGAGTTACCGGAGAGTTGCGCATTGCGGCCTTTAATGCCTCATAGAAGCAACCTTTCAGATTGTTGAACTGACGCCCATTTAGCGGGCCGTGTTCAGTCAGCATGTTGTGTAATTTCCATGCCGCGTCGTTTACTTCGTTGGATGACAGGGGAGGCAACTTGTAAGTTTGGCTTACAGGTTCTGCTCTATCAGCTTCGCGCCGCTTCTGTAGCTCTGCTGCCATCGCTCTCACGACTTCAACTGGTGCCCTTGCAGCAAACTCTATGTTGGTGATTAGCTCATTAAGATATTGCTCGCCTGGATACTGTTTCTTATCGGTTATAGTGGTCATATCACTATCCTTTTCCCTGAAGCATAGCGGCACGGCAGGCGTTCCAGCCTCTCACCTCTGCAATAGCGGCAACAGCATCGACCGCGTACATGCTAAGAGGATTAGGCATTGGTTTTTCTTCCGGTACTACTGGAACGGGGGGAGCGGCGTAGACCTCAATAATTCCATTATCAATAGGCCATTCTCCATCCTTGAGGTAGTCACTTGTGCCGTCAACTTGCTGTTCTGCAATGTGGAATGCACCTATTGGTTTTGCTTCCAGTGATGCCAGTGCAATTCGTGCCAGTTCCATTTGTTCGCCACGAGTAAGTCCGTTATCAAGCGGATTTTTAATGAATAATTTGATACGTTCTTTGGTTATAGCGCTCATATCACTCTCCTTTGATGCGAATGCCTGTTGCAATGCTGTTTATGATGCTGTCAGTGCATGGGGTAGAAAGCTGGGCATCTCCAGCAATTCTCATGACCTCAACATCTGCATATCGAATACCGAGGTGTATCAGACCGGCTATACCTGACTTAAGCCGAGCATTTTCCATAAACAGATCCTTTGCCCGCTGTTTTTCTGCCTCAAGCTCAACGCGCAACTTCCCTACCGTTAACGCAATATCCTCGTTCTCTTGGTCGCGGCGTTTGATGTATTGCTGGTTTCTTTCCCGTTCATCCAGCAGTGCCAGCACAACCTGAGGTGTGACTTTCATACGAAATGCCAGCAATTTTTGAGGCGTTGCTACTGTTTCAATTGCTACTGCCGCTTCACGCAGTGCCTGATAGTTAATTTCGCTCACTTCGAACCTCTCTGTTTACTGATAAGCTCCAGATCCTCCTGGCAACTTGCACAAGTCCGACAACCCTGAACGACCAGGCGTCTTCGTTCATCTATGGGATCGCCACACTCACAACAATGAGTGGCGGATATAGTCTGGTAGTTCAGACGACGCATTTTTATTGCTGTATTGCGCTGTAATTCTTCAATTTCTGATGCTGAATCAATGATGTCTGCCATCTTCCATTAATCCCTGAATTGTT